TCAGTAATGGGATGTATGGATCCAGGAGCAAATAACTTTAACTCATCAGTTACTCAGGATGATGGTTCTTGTGCTTATGGATATGATTGTGGTCAATTATTTAATCCTCCTAAATATGGTCTTACAAAATGTAATAAAAATATGCAGGCAGGAACTAATGGAACATTTCAAACATTACAAGCTTGTGTAGCTTCGGGATGTGAACCAATTCCAGCTGATACTGGAAAATTTGAATTACCTACTAATAAAAGACCACAAGGTGAACCAATGGGACCAACAGAATATTAATGTAAGGGTTGATTAAACCCCACTAATGAAAAAGATAGCCGAACTTCTAGAAGAAAGGCAAAAAATTAATAAAAAAATTGAGGACATTCAAAACAAATGTCCTCATTTTAATTTTTCTGTAAGAAGTGTGCAAGAACGTTTGGATTCCTCATCAACTATTATTATGTATGTGTGTGATAGATGTCTTAAACATATAGGATACCCAAGCAAAAAAGATATTAAAAATTATTTAAAACAATAATATGGCTGAAAAAGATATAAACCTAAAACAAGTCCTAAAAAGATTCCCACCAGGTGATAGATGGACACCATCTGATGCTGATCAACCAATATTTTCTAATTTAACAGAAGGTATTGAGTGGGTTTTTCAATCAACACAAGAACGTGATTATGTAATAAAGGCCGCAGAAGGTAAAGTATTTATTTACCATGAAAATGAAATCGCAGAACCTGAACCAGAACCAATTAAAACATTTAACTTATATGGAGAATATGAATAACCAAGGTAAAACAGACAAACAATTAGAAGATAGTACAAAATTCGCAGGATATAGCATACTAGGAATGATAATATTAATAGTTATAGCAACTCTATTCAGTAGTTGTGCTACTACTAAAAAAACAGACGATTGCTGTAAAAACAAAATTGAATCTACTAAAATTAAATAATAATATTGTGGATTTAAAAGATCAAATTAAACAACAATTACAAGAAGATAAAAAAAGTAAAGGTTTTGGTGATACATTTGAAAAAATAATGATTTTTACTGGTATTAAACGACTAGTTAAATGGATTTATGGTGAAGAAGATTGTGGGTGCGATCGAAGAAAAGATTTATGGAATAAGTGGTTTCCATACAAACAAAAATCTTGTAATTAATTAAAGACTTCCATAAAAAAACTTGGAGAAGCAAAATACTTTTCGTATCTTGACGTCATATTAATAAATAAAAAACATGGTAAAATCAAACAGTGATCAAATATATTTTACTGCTGCTGCTATTGCATTGTTAATTATAGCTTTAGTTTTTGTAGTAAATAGAGCATCTGATAAAGTAGACCAACTACAACAAGAAATAGATACTCAAAATCAAATTTTAGATAGTTTAAATTTAAAAATTGATACGTTATTATGGGAAAAAGAAATTTGGGACCATAATATAGAAAATAATACAACTCATTTATTATCAGCTATTATGTTTGTTGAAAGTAGTTATAATGATTCAGCTTATGTAGCTAGTGAAGATGCTGTTGGTTGTTTACAAATAAGAAAATGTATGGTTAAAGATGTTAATAGAATATTACGTAGACAAAAATCCCCTTTAAGTTTTACATATGATGATAGATGGTCAAGAGCTAAATCTATAAAAATGTTTGATGTGTATTGTAAACATTATGGATTAATTACAGCAGAAGAAATAGCTAGGTGTTGGAATGGGGGACCTAGTGGTATGAAAAATAAAATGACAGCAGGGTATTGGGAAAAGGTAAAAAATCAATTAGATATATGATTAAACTTATAGATTGGTTAAAATATAAATGGTTAAAACATAAAAGAAAAAGCGTATGGGATCTTTAGAATTTATAACAGTAGAAGAAGCAAAACAATTTGTACCTTTAAGAAACGACATGAAATCTGACTTAGATGATGCAGCATACTATACATTATCACCATCAAAACGTGGGGAAGATTGGGAAGATGTGACTTATTATTTACCCCGCCGAGTAAGAATGTATGAAGGTCGTAAAGGCGATGGAGATTCATGGGTTTATATATTATCTAATAAATCTCAGCCAGGAATGTATAAAATTGGCTACACATCACATGAAGATGTTGACAAGCGCGTTAAACAATTGTCTAGATCCACATCAGTTGCGACTCCTTTTACTTTAGAATGGGCATTTCGTTGCTTTAACGCAGAAAGATTAGAAGGTGAAGTCCATAAACAACTACAGGGTCACAGAATATCAAAAGATCGTGAGTTTTTCGCAATATCTTTAAATGAAGCAAAAGAAGCTGTAGAAGATTTAGGACAAAAATACATTTAAAAACTTCCACGGAAAAACTTGGAGGAGCCAAATAGGGTTCGTATATTGACGTCATATTAATAAATTAAAAAAATTATGAAAAACATAACATTATTATTTGCACTAATTGCAATATTAACATCATGTAGTAAAAATGAAGATTTACTACCAGTACCACCAAACCCAAATGATCCATCTTTAAGAACAAGTAGTGATCAATATTTTTTATATACTATTGAAGAAGATAAATATAGTATTAAAACATCTAATTTTTACCAATACCATGAAGATGCATATTATCTTGCTCCTGAAAGTAATGATATAATTACATATACACGTTATAATTTGGGAGAACTTAAAGTAGCAAATGATGGAACAGGTTATTTAAAAAGTAATGTAATTCCAAATGATCTAACATTTCCTTTTAGACCATGGGGGTCAGCTGAAAACCATAATAAGATTTTTACTTTTACAATGACAGATTATTCATTAAATAATGATTCAGTGTCATTTGATCTTTATTATGTTTCTTGTGCTAATGATACTACATTTTTTACTTCTACATTTAAAATTATTACAACATCTACTAATAATACAATTACATTAGAACAATATTATACTTGCCCTCCTTTATATGGAAACTGGTGGAATAGAACAATAAGTTATGAATTAGAAAAAAAATCAAATGAAGACATCCAAATTTTGGCTTACTAATAATATAAATAATAATGAAAATTTTAATTTAATAGAATTAGCTAACACACAACGTGCAATTTCTAATTTTGTAAAAATACAAACAGGTAAAGAGATACCTATTGAATTTATCCCAAATAATAATTGTGATTCAATGACAGATGGTAAAAAGATAGTGATATCATCAACGATTAACACGCGTAATTTAGACGCTGTTATAGGTACTGCGCTTCATGAAGCTGCGCATTGTAAATACACGGACTTTTTTGTGTTAAAGAAAATTGCAAATCGTTTACTTGAAGTTAATTTAATGGGGGGACGTAGATGGATCGAACTTCTTTTAAATTTTATTGAAGATAAAAGGATAGACAATTTAGTTTATCATAACGCTCCAGGTTATCAAGATTATTATAGGGCAATGTATGATAGATATTTTTACAGCAAGACAGTAGATAAAGGGTTAAAAGGTAAAGAATATAGAGGGGAAAATTGGGAACATTATATGTTTAGAATTATTAATATGTTTAATAAAAATGCTGATCCTACAGCACTTAAAATGTTACCTCAAGTATATAAAGTAGTTGATTTAGAAAATATTGGTAGATTAACATCAACTAAACATTCATTAGAATTGGCTATTACAATATATCAACTAATAAACATGCATTTTATTTTGAATTCAAAAGATAAACACCAGGCACAAGAAAACAGAAAAGGTGCTAAACAAAATAAAACGTCAAAGGAAGAAATTAAAAAAGCATTTAGTAAACAACAAGAATTCTTAAAAGGTAATGTATATAAATCACCAATAACTCATAAAGAAAGAAAGCAAGTTGAAGCAATTTCAAAGTCTAATATTGACATAAAAAATGTAAAAGCAACAGACAGTAAAGGAATTGAACACACAAACATACCTGTTCATGTTATTGATGGTATTACACCTACAATTATAGAAAGTAACTTATATGAAGTATTTGGTAGAGTTAATTTAATGAATAAACAAATTGATGAGGGTGTTGCTAAAGGAAAAAAGTTACTACGTAAATTACGAATTAGAAATGAACAAATAACATTAGCATCAAAACGATTAAAGTCAGGTAAAATTGATCCTAGACGAATTTATGCTGCTAATTTTGAAGATGATTTATTTTATAAAATAGACAGAGCAAATTACAAGCCAATTAGTTTACATGTTACAATTGATGGTAGTGGTAGTATGGAAGGTACAAAGTGGTGGCAAACATTAATTAATACAATTGCATTAGGTTATATTTCTTTACATATGAATAATATTGATTTAACTATATCAATTAGAACAACCGGCAGAGATTTAAGTAAATCCTCTATGACTGCACAGGTTCCATTATTAATTTTAGCCTTTAATAGTAAAAAACACACATTAGCTGACTTAAAAAGATTAGGCCATTATAAAACAAAGGGATTAACACCAGAAGGAATGTGTTTAAACGCATTAAATGAGTATATACCAAATTCATCATATTATCTTGACAGTTATTTAATTAATATGAGTGATGGTTATCCAACATTTGAAAGATATGGTAAATTTACATATAAAGGTGAAGAAGCTATATTAGACACTGCCAAGGCTGTAAAAAATATTAAAAAGAAAGGGGTTAATATATTAAGCTATTTTATACAATCATCTACAACACAAACTAAAGAAGAAGAATTGATGGAAAATTTTCAAATTATGTATGGTAAAGAAGCATCATTTATTGATCCTAAAAACATGTATGAAGTTACTAAGACATTAAATAATTTATTCTTAAAACAAAACTTGGTATCATAATGAAAAAAAGAGTAGAAAATAGAGGAAGACCATCAGAACAACCAATTGAAGCTCCTAGACAATTTACTAGAGTATATGATGATACTATCTGGTATTATGATTTAGATAAATTTGATAAAGGTCCTTATTTAGTAGAAATGACAGATACAACATATGATAAATTAGAAAAATTATATGAAAAATTAGAACGTTTAAAAACCCCAAAATATCACGAAAATGGCAGGAAAAAAAGAACAACTAAGGTTGACAAAATCAAGATGGAAATTACTGAGACAGCGTATTGGAAAGAACATTATAAACTCTTTCCAGAAGATAAACCTAAAAAACGTGGTAGAAAAAAGAAATTTTAATATGTCGGAAGAAGAACAAATCGAAGAAATATTAGAAGAAGCTAATGCTTATAATTTAAGACTCGAAGTAGAAGCAGCAGCAGAAAAAATATATGGAGAAAAAAATACACAATTTCATGTGTTTTCTAGAATTGATGCATATGTAAGAGCATACCATGAAATAATAAACGATTATGAGTAAACAAACAGAAGATACATTTTATGAAATTCATCAAGAAGTTGAACAAAAGGGACTTCGTAAAAAATTTGACAAACAACTTAAAAAAATGTCAAATCAGGATAAACATAATAATAAAACTGCCTGTGAAAGATGGGAATATGCATTAATTAGAATTAAGGAATAATGGAAGAAATACAAGAACAAGTAGGAAGACTTATAGATGAGATGGAAGGAAATGATAGTATATCAAATGAAGATTTATTAATGGCATTATATAAATTAAAAACAGACATTGAAGATTATGTTTTTCGACATGAAAGTGAAGGAGGTCTTCAGTGGGAAGATTTGGATTAATAATTAGTTTTTTATATATATAAGTGATCGCTAGTAATTGTATTAGCTGCTTTTTTGGACGTGGGTTCGAAACCCACCACCTCCACTAATTTTTATACCTAGGGGGTGACTGGATTTGACAGGAAGTAAGGATATGATGAAGATCAAACGCGTAATCGGCACACAGATTAAATCGGTGAAAGCAGGTATTTTCGCTTCATTAGCAGCAATCAGACTTCTGGCAACAGAAACTGTAGCTACTGAAGAGTCAGTGTATGCTATGGCTGCCTAATTAGGCACCCAACACCAACGGGTATAATAGGACATATATCGTTAAAGTTCTTAAGAGCAGCCACAGGCTGCTCTTTTTTTTCTATACTTATTTCCGTATATTATAATATTCGTATATGAAAAAACTACTAGTTCTACTATTTTGTTTACCTCTGTTGGTAAACTCACAAAATTTAAAAGAAATATTCAAATTTGGTACAGTATATGGTGCAGTAAACGGCGGTACCTCTTTATCAGATGAAGATATTTATTCAGTAACAAACGGTTTACAATCATCAGTAAACGAAACTCCATATGATTATTCCATATTATTTGGGGTAAGAAAAATGAAGCAATTTGGTTATCAGCCTAAAGAAGCGTTTAAAAGAGGATTAGAGTCTTCATTTTCAGATGCATCTACTCTAGGTAATTGGGAAAATAACTTTGAATTCTTATTTCAAGGTGAATATAAAAGACAACAAGGTGAAACTTATTTAGATCAACACCATTTTATTAGATATGTAGGTAATGATGGTTGTGGAGAAAATTTTTGTTTTAAACACTTTGTTGCAAAAATAGAATATTTAGAAGATGGTTTTGCTGATATAAAATACTTTGAAGCTTCAGAAAGACTTACATACATCCACCCACAAGTAAAAAATTTAACACTTAATATTGGTGCAGCTCAAAGATTAGCTGAACCTTATGGTTATGATCCTTTAGCAGAATGGTTATTATCAAATGGAAATATACATTACACTAATTTAGCAATACAAGAAGGATATGAAGTTATTTTTGATGGAAATGGTGCAGTAGAGTATCTTGATCCATCAGGAAATTCAGTAGCAACAAGTACAGAAGTTTGGGAAGCAGTAGTTATTCCAACAGTATTAGCAAATTATACTGAGAAAAAAAGAGATCAATTAAAAAACACAATACAACATTCATTAGTAGTAGGATTTGATTATTACAAATATGAAAAAAGAAGCTGGTTACATGCTTGGGGTAATTTAATGCCTTGGCATTTAGATCAAGGTGGGGAATTTTCATATCACAAATATAATGATGGACAATGGATGGATTATTCAGCAGGTATAGTATATGGACATTGGTTCAATAAGAATTTAGGAGTATTTGTTGAAGGAACTTATAATAAATACTGGAATAGAGAATGGCACGAATTTAGTGCGGGAGTAAATTATAGAGTATTTTAATCAAAATAAAAAATGGCAAAGGAATTAAGTGAAGACACTAACGTACAGGTAAGTTTAAAAACATTAGGAGGAATAGCAGCATTAATAGCTACAATTGTAGGTATGTGGTTTGCATTACAAGCAGACATAGCTGAAGCAAAAGAATTACCAGTTCCACCCCCACCAACAATTACTCGAATGGAATTTGACATGAAAGATCAATTAGTAAGACAAACTATTATGGATACTCAAAAAGATGTAGAAGAAATTAAAGAAACTTTAGAAAAAATAGAAGACAAATTATACGGTAGATAATATGATAAAATTATTTAACAAGAATATATGTTTAACGTCACCAGTGTCAATAATGATTATAGTTGCTTTATTATTTAGTACAATAGTATTTGCAAATGTATGGACTGAAGAAATAGTAATAATAGAGGACAAAACAGAAGAAAAAATATGGATCCCTACTAAAGAAGATATCCTTTATCAAGATAGTATGTACACTATAATTTCAAACACCCAAAACGACATAACAAACATTAAACAAGATATAGTGTATATCTTAGAAAGATTAGATTATGAAGATGGCACTTATGATAGTATTAGATATGTAAAAGGAGGTAAAATTGATAAACGTAGAAATAAATAACATGAAAAAAGATTATACAACAATAAAATTATTTTTAGGTTATATATTAATATTATTATTTATGTTAGTTTCAAATCCGGCTATGGGTCAATCACCTTGTGGAAATGATGATTTATGTGTAGTACAATTTAATGCTGGATTTAATGAAGCTAACAAAGTACCATGGGTTATTGAATTAAAAGATTGCAAAAATACGTTTATTGATATTCAAACAGATGTAGCTGCAGCTGGTAAATATAAAATAGTAGTTGTGCCTACAATATTAATATTTAATGGAGGTACAGAAGTTGCAAGATTTCAAGCAAATATAATGATGAAGATGGAAACAGAAAAAAAAGAAGTCCAAGGAAAAATAGACGAAATATTGATGGACGCTTTCTAATACAAAATACAAATTACAAATGAAAAAAATACAGATATTACTACTAACAATTTTAATACCTTTTTTAGGTTATACACAAGGTTCTTGGATTCACATCCAATTAATGACAGACAATTATCCGTCTGAAACAAGTTGGAATATTACACCTCCTGGAGGTTCACCTATTATTATAGAAAATGATAGTAATATGCTACCTAATACAATGTATGATACTATTGTTCAACTTGGTGGTACCATAATTGCTGGTATATATGATTCTTTTGGTGATGGATTAGGTTCATCTCAATGGGGTGGGACTGATGGTTGGTTTATGATTAGTAATGCATGTCAAGATACTTTAATGTATGTTGCTGGTGATTTTGGAGACAGTTTAGTACAAACATTAACTGTTGCACCTTGTGCTCCTCCTACATTTGGTTGTTTAGATCCTAATGGATTAAACTATGACTCAACAGCATACTTCCCTGGTCCTTGTACATATCCAACTTGTGGTGGACTTTTATCTGATACTGTACAACAAACTTGTCTACCAACAGGACAAACATTAGTTCAATTCTTTTGGCAAAACGACATATCAAATGGTAATTGTAATCCAGTTAGATTTTGGTATTGGAATGAAAATGGTGTTGGTCCTTTTCAATATGGACTTGGTCCTAATCAACAAGATTTTGCAGTATATGCGGGTAATGGTCAAATGCCACCTAATTGGTCAGTAGAACATTATGGTATGGTAGAATTTGCAGATAGTACTTTTTCGGATACTATGGCATATACTCCTACTTCTTGTATAGCGGGATGTACAGATCCAACACAACCTACATTTAACCCATGGGCTACATTTGATGATGGTTCATGTTCAGGTACAACTTGTGATACTAATACAACTTATCAAATTACAATGGAAATTACATTTGATAATTGGCCAAGTGAAACTGGTTGGTCTATAACAAGTGGTGCATATGGTATATTACAAGAAGAACTTCCAGGAGCATATAATTTTAATGATATTGGTCAAACTTACACTTACACTTTTTGTGTAGACCAAACAGCAGGCTTTGAATTAATAGTAACAGATACATATGGTGATGGTATGGCAGGAACTACTTCTGGTGGTTCATTAGATGGTATGATTGTTATTTATGATTGTTTAGGAGATACTATTTGGTATATGGATAATCCTGGATTTGGAAATATATTATATTCAGGACAACAATTCGGTGTACCATGTTTATCTGCTCCTCCAGTATATGGTTGTACAGATGATGATTACCAAGAATTCGATCCATTAGCAACTGTTGATGATGGTTCATGTGCAAATTTACACGTTTATGGATGTACTGATCCTTCAGCTTTTAATTATGATCCTAATGCAACTATTAATGATATAGTACCTGATTGTCAATATCAATTATGGATTGGAGATGCTGGTGGTGATGGTTGGGGTAATTCATATTTAGGTGTTTATCAAAATGGGATTAATTTTGGTACATTTACAATGGGTCCTGGTAGTTATCAAGATTCATTTTTATTAGTATTAGATGCTGGTATACCAGTAAATGTATATTACTTTGAAGTTGGTGGACCACAACAACCTCCAGCAGAAGTACAATTTCAAACTTGGCACAATTCATTTAAGTTAACAAATGCAAATGGTGTTGTATTAATGCACGAAGGAACTAATCCTTTTGCAAATAATGGTCAAGGTGCATTACAATCATTTTCATTCCCTTTTTGGACAACATATTCAGCAATACCTTATTGTGGTGATTATTGTATAGATGCTATATTTGGTTGTACTGATTCAACGGCATTTAATTATATAGATAGTGCAAACACAGATGATGGTTCATGTGTTCCAGTTATTTTAGGTTGTACTAATTCTTTAGCATTTAATTATGATCCTTTAGCTAACACTGATGATGGTAGTTGTGTAGCTGAAGTAATAGGATGTATGGATTCAACTGCATTTAATTTTAACCCATCAGCTAACACAAACGATCCAGCATCATGTATTCCAGTAATATTAGGATGTATGGATGATACAATGTTTAATTATAATGCAGCAGCTAACACTGATGATGGAAGTTGTATACCAGTAATATTTGGTTGTACTGATCCTTTAGCATTTAATTTTAACACTAATGCAAATACAAATAATGGTTCTTGTATACCAGTATTATTAGGTTGTACAGATCCATCTGCTTTCAATTACAATCCTAATGCAAATACAGACGATGGTTCATGTCAACCAATAGTTATTGGTTGTACTGATGCATCAGCTTTAAATTACGATTCAACAGCAAATGTTAATTTTGGATGTACTTATCCAGTTTATGGTTGTACAGATCCTTCAGCGTTTAATTATGATGTAAATGCAAACGTAGATGATGGTTCATGTGTACCAGTTACAATAGGATGTACGGATCCTACTGCGCTTAATTATGATAGCTTAGCTAATACTAATTCAGGATGTATTTATCCTATTTATGGTTGTACTAACCCTAATGCATTTAATTATAATTTACTTGCAAATGTAGACGATGGATCTTGTTTACCAATAATTTATGGATGTACAGATTCTACAGCTTGGAATTATGATCCACTTGCAAATACTAACGTTGGTTGTATACCTTTTTATTATGGTTGTACTGACCCAACCCAATTTAATTATGATCCTTTAGCTAATACAGATGATGGTTCGTGTATTCCATTTATATTAGGATGTAATGATCCAACTGCTTTAAATTACGATTCAACAGCAAACGTAAATACAGGTTGTGTGTATCCAGTTTATGGATGTACTAACCCTACAGCATTTAATTATGATGTAAACGCAAATGTAGATGATGGTTCATGTGTACCTTACATTTATGGATGTACTGATTCTACTGCTATAAACTTTAACTCATTAGCAAATACTAATGTAGGATGTATTTACCCTACATTTGGTTGTACTAATCCAAATTCATTTAATTATGATCCTAATGCAAACACAGACGATGGAAGTTGTGTTCCTGTAATTATAGGATGTACTGACCCTACTGCGTTAAATTTTGATTCACTAGCAAATACAAACTCAGGATGTATTTACCCAATATATGGATGTACTGACCCAACAGCATTTAATTTTGATTTAAATGCCAATACAGATGATGGTTCATGTGTACCAGTTATAATTGGTTGTACTGATGCTACTGCTCTTAATTATGATTCAACAGCAAACGTAAATAATGGGTGTGTTTATCCAATTTTAGGATGTACAAATCCATCTCAATTTAATTATGATCCATTTGCTAACACTGATGATGGTTCTTGTATTCCATTTATTTATGGTTGTACTGATAATACAATGTTTAACTACGCTCCATTTGCAAATACAGACAATGGATCATGTATACCATTTGTTTATGGTTGTACAGACTCAACAGCATTTAACTATGACCCATTAGCAAATACAGATAATAATACTTGTATAGGATATGTTTATGGATGTACTAATCCAATAGCAATAAATTATAATCCACTTGCAAATACTGATGATGGAAGTTGTATAAATCCAATATATGGTTGTACAGATTCAACAATGTTTAATTATAATCCATTAGCAAACACTGATAACGGAACTTGTATACCATTTGTTTATGGTTGTACTAACCCAAATGCTTTAAATTATAACCAATCAGCAAATACAGATGATGGTTCATGTATATTACCAATTTATGGTTGTACAGATAGTACTATGTTTAATTATAATCCACTAGCAAATGTAGATAATGGAAGCTGTGAACCATTTGTTTATGGGTGTAATGATATAAACGCATTTAATTATGATCCTTTAGCCAACACATCAGATAATTCATGTTGTTATATATCAGGATGTACTGACCCATCAGCACTAAATTATAATATTGCAGCATGTTTTGATGATGGTTCATGTGTAACAATTATTACTGGTTGTACTGACGTAGCTGCTTATAATTTTGATCCAACAGCAAACGTTTCAGATTCAACTGCTTGTTTATATGATGCAGGTTGTTATGGTGGGCCTGGAATACCTTATTGGTTAAATGATGAATGTTATGCTTGGGTAATTGATGTTGATGAATACTGTTGTACAGATGATTGGGATGTTAATTGTGTTCAATTATATGATTACTGTCAATTAGGTATGCCTACAAATATTAATGAGCTCTTAAGAGAAAATAATATTATGATTTACCCTAACCCAACAAGAAATATTGTTAATTTAGAATATAAAAAAGACGCAAGAATTGATTTATACGGTCCTTTAGGTGAATTAATTATATCTGGTGATAATATAAAACAAATTGATTTAAGCGAATATTCTAACGGTATATATGTATTATATATGACATATAACAATAAGACAATAACACATAAAATAATTAAACAATAATACAGCTTCTAAAATAAATTTATATTTATATAGGAATAATACATTATAAAAATGGCAAACAATAAACTTTACGGATACACACCGGACTCTTCTAAAGAAGCAGACGGAAATAGATTAGACAGATTAAACCCATATGAATTTAAAAAAGGTATGGATTATGAGTTAGTTAACATGGGAATTGCTAGATTAGCAGAATCAACAGAAGATGAAAGACAAAAAGCTACTGAAACTGTTCTTAAAAATTTACAAGAACATGGTGGATATTATTCATCTTTAATTGATTATGAAACAAAATATCGTAATGTAGCTGAAGGTCAAACTAAACCATCATTTAAAGCTTACTTAAAAGAAATGGAAGATCATCATATGATAGAAGTTGATAAATCATTTTCACATGATAAAATGACTGAACCTAAATATAAAAAAGAAGATTATACTACCCAATTTAAAACAGATAAAATGGGTGATTTCAAACTTAAAGCATTAAAAGAGGCTATTAAAGCAGAAATTAAAAATCATTTACAAGAAGAAGATAAAGATATTATAAATGAAGCTTATAAATGTATATGTGGTAATGGTGCTTCACTAGGACATATTAATGGTTGTGATAATGTAAATGGTTGTAAAGCGTGTTGTAAAGGTAAAGATGGAGTAGCCAGAAGTATGTCTATGACTAGATCAAGAAATGAAGATATAAACGAAGCTAAAGGTAATGATTTTGAAGATAAAGAACCTACAACAAAACAAATTAAAGGAATAGATAAATCTATAGGAGATGCTAAAGAAGCTTTAGCTTTAGCTATGAAAAAGGTTAAGGAATTAGCTCCAGATATTAAAAAATTAGCTAAAGAAACAAACGATAAAATAAAAAAGAACCCAGCTGGTAAAGTAGATTATTTAAAAACTTATACAACAAATCCAGATGTAAAAGAATTTATTAAGTTAAGAAAAATGCTAAAAAGCGCAGATTTACTATAAGTTATGAAAGAATATTTTAAAAGATTATGGGATGCTATTTTAGCATCTACAGATTTAGATGAAAAAGCAACAGCAGCTTTAAAAGAAGCAAAAGCTAGAATTAAAGAAATGAAAAAAGAACTAGCAGATGTAAAAAAAGCGGCTAAAAATGTTGTAGCACAATCAAAAGACGTTGTAGGCGCAGCAAAAGGGAATAAAAGACGAGGAAAAAAACCTATTAAAAATAAAAAAAAGACCAAAACCAATAATAAAACTAAAAAGACAAAAAAATGAATTTAAAAGAATTAAAATCAATGATAGCTGAAGAATACAGCAATTATTTAGAACAAGAAGAAGTAGCAGTAGACGTACAACCAGATGTTGACGTTGATGCAGATCCAATAGGATCAATGGGTGATGAAGGTGGTGAAGAAATGGATTCAGACGACACTTTAAGAGCTATCTTTAATATGCTATCAGATTATTTTGAAAATGATGGAGAAGATAATGATATGGATGGTGATGAAGATGAAGATGGTGAAGAGCCTATGGATGACGTTGAAGGTGAAAAGGATGAAGAAGCTGATTTAGAAGAATTTTATCCTTCTAAAAACGCTACTACAACTAAATCAGGAGCATTAGGTGCAGCTGGATATAAGAATTTCTCAAAAACAAGTGGTCACACAGGGTTTGGAGATTCAAAATCTCTTAATGAAGGGGTTGAAAGAATGCAAAAATTAGCTAATATTATTAAGTAATATTATATGACTCTTGATGAGTTATTATTGGAATGGTCTTATAGATCGGAAAAGGGGTACCCAGACATGGGTAGCCCTTCTGATATTTCCCTTTTAAAAGAAATATTAGAACAGTTAGATTTACCTACAGATGATATTATGAAAAAAGTATCATATGCTAATAAAGATGGAGAACCAGGAATAACAGGTTTAGAACCTGGATTAGATGGTGAAGAAGAATTAGAAAAACCAGAAATTCCCCCAACTCCCGAAGAAAAAGAAAAAGAAGAAGAAGAAGAAATATTAGGAGAAACAACTGAATATGATGAGTTAATTAAAACTGTATTTGGTGGTGAAATTCCTAAATCAAAAAATACCTATAATTTTTCTAAATCTACATTTGATGTACAAGTAAAAGAAGATGATTTAGAAGTATGGAGAAAATTATGGACTGTTAAGCCAAAGAAAAAAACAGGAGATCAAACAGAAACACTAGGAGTAGGAAAAGGAGAATTATCATTATATTGGTTATATAACCATTCAAATTCATCTACTGCTGGTAAATTAGCAGAAGGTAGAGGAGATGATGCTCCTGATTTATGGTTTAATGGAGATGGTATAGATGGTGTAGAAGTAAAAGCTTATGGAAAACCTAATGGTGTTATTGATTTAGGTAGATTTGGTAAATTTAGAGATAATTTAAAAATGCTAAATACAGTTTTTGGTATTGCAGGATTAGCTGCTACTTTTGATGGTAATGTAGAAGACCAAAAACAAAAAAACGCTTTAACATGGGCAGGAGATAATTTAAAAAATGCATTTGAACAGGTACATACACTATCACAAGTAGATTTAGAACAAATAGCGGGAATTTGGCCTATATTTAAAGATATTAAATCGAATATAGATTATATTGAAACACAATTAGGTGGTTTTCAATCATCAGAAGAAGGGGCTAAAAAAATGGCGTTTAAATTTATTGGGGATAAATTAGCCCGAAAACCCGGGTGGGGAGGACATTTAGCTGATATGAGTATAAATGGTTTTATAAGATTTTGGCATATAGATCAAGGTAGATTTGAAAATTATAATGATATTTTAGGTAAAGCTACTATAGGTGCTTCTCAAGGAGCTATGAAATTACATTTTAATAAAATATTTGGCTAAAAATTTGGTTACCCCATTTTTAAGTTATATCCTATAACTGTAGGGTTTTTAAGGTGAACGGCGGACCGCAACACCAATACAATGACACAATATAATCCACATAACATAGAAAAGACACTGAAGCGGATGGAAAAATCCGATGAATTAAAAGGTATACACCGTTCAGGTACTAATATAATGTCATTTTTCGATGACAATGATGAAGAATATAAATTACAAAAACAACAATCAGCAGCAGAAGTTAAAAAAGATGAATATCTTAAAAGTGTTGAATTATTAAAATCATTTATTAAGGAAAATGGAACAAATAAAGATCTAAAACGTATAATAGCTATTGGTCTATTAATAGAAACAACAGATTTTCTTAATATAACATCAGATCGTAAAAAAATATTAAAAGAAAATATGAATTGGTGTAATTTACAATATGAAAAATATATAAATGAAAATTAGAAACATTGAAAAATGGACTGAGGAATATTATCCTTATGTAGAAAAAATTAAAAGAAAAAAACCTCGTAAAAAAGATTTGGATATACTAAAAAAAGTTACTACAATTAAGAAAAATAAAAAACAATAAATATGGCATTTGAAGGACAAGCACAAACAGCATTAGAAAGATTAGATGAATCTTTAGCTAGATTAAGAACATTAATTAAAAGAGGTGAACAACAAGCAGCTCTTCGTTTTATGGAAGAAGGTGAATTAAAAGACAGATATGAGGAATTACAAAATATGATTTCTATATCAAGTACAAACCCATTAGGAGCTAGAGGTACACAAAATACAGGAGGAATATAATATGTTGACAGCTGAAAAAATCCAATCAAATTGGAATCGTTATATAAATGTAATAGGAACATGTTTTTCAAAAGAACGAACAGACATACTATTACCATTTTTAGACAAATATAAAGGTAGAATGATGATGATGCCTGCCTCAAGTAAAAATTGGCACCATTCAGCATTTGCAGGTGGTTATACTGACCATGTTTTGCGTGTCTATGATTGTGCAAATGAATTATATAAAACGTGGAAATCAATGGGTGGTGATATATCCACATATACTGTTGAAGAAATGCATTTCGCAGCATTATTCCATGATTTAGGTAAGATGGGTCAACAAGAAGGCGAATATTACCAACCAAACGATTCACAATGGCATATGGATAAATTAGGCCAAATGTATAAGTTTAACACTGACATTCCCGCAATGAAAGTCCCTGAACGTTCATTATTTATTTTACAGGAAATTGGTTGTAAAGTGACTCAAAACGAGTTTATTACAATTAAAATTCATGATGGTTTATATGATGATTCAAATAAGTTTTACTTTATGTCTGGCCAAAAAGAAACTAGACTAAGAACACATTTACCATTATTAATGCACCAAGCAGATCACATGGCGGCTCAAATTGAATTTGAATTATGGAATAATGCATCTGGAGCAGTTACTAAATCTAAACCAGCAAACGCTACTAAAGGTGATAAAACACTTAGAGCAGCTAAAAAAGTAAATACACAAAATAATCCAAAATTAGCATCAGCAACATTAGATGTAATTGATTCATTTTTTAAAGATTAATTATGACAACAGTAATAACACTTAGTATAGTATTAACAATAGTATTTGTAGCTTCTTTTTTTATTATTAGAAATTTACTAAAACAAGCTGAAAGACTAGAAGATATTAGAGCAGAATATGAAGATTTTATTGCTAAACAAAGTGAAGCCATTAATGCTTGTAATGAAAGATTAAATCAGATAGACGATAAAGGAATATTTCGTTCTGATGATGAAGTTGGCTGGTTTTTTAGAGAATTACAAAAAATTCAAGAAGCTCTAAACGAGTTTACCATTAAATAAAAATTAGTAAAAACCACATGTCAAACAAACTTAAGTATGCCCCTAGTCCTCCTCCCGAACCTATAATTATAGACTTACCCATATCGGGACCTAAAAAAAGAGGAAGAAAAAGAACAAAAAAACAATATTTTACACCAGACACAGACGCAGCTATTAAAGAATATTTAGCTACATCTAATCAAGATGATAGAGATGAAATATTTAAAACAAGAATTTGGTATCCTTTCTATAAACTTGCAGAAAACCTAATACATACATTTAAATTTTATTATACAGAAGTAGATGATTTGGAAGATTTAAAACATGAAGTAATTTGTTTTCTTTTAGAAAAGTTGGATTATTTTAAACCAGAAAAAGGTACTAAAGCATTTAGTTATTTTTCAATTGTAGGTAAAAATTATCTTATACTTTATAATAATAACAATTATCAAAAGAAAAAACAAAAAGTAGATGTATTGGCTGCAGATGAAGATGAAGGAATTTTAAATCAATTAGGTAGGGATGGACGTAAACAAGAAATAAAAGACTTTATAGATTATTTTACATTATATACAGATAAACACATGTTTACTATGTTTAAAAAAGATAAAGATAGAAAAGTATGTGATGCTATTAATACTTTATTTAAACGAAGAGAAAATCTAGAAATATTTAATAAAAAAGCACTTTATATTTACATAAGAGAAATGACTGAAGTAGATACTCCTGTTATTACTAAAGTAACTAAAAAATTAAAAGTACTATATAAAAAATTATATAGTGAATATATAGATACAGGATACGTAAGAATCTAAAAAATTCCATATTTATAACAAAACAATATGGATTCATTAAATCAAGTAATATTTGACGATAAATCTTTTGGAGATTTATTAAAAGAAATACACGGTAATCAAAAGAAAAAGGCAACCCAATTAGCATCCTTAATAGCTGAATTGCGTCCTTTAGTTCAATCTTTAGGTGATGCTACTGTTGTAGTTCCACTAATAAAAGAATATATGGAAATAAGTGTTAAAAATGACGACCAACTAATTAAGATGGCGGCTATTGTACAACGTTTATCTACAGGTGCTGCTTCAACAGGAGATGGTGGATTATTAACAGCTGAAGAAATGGACCAACTAATGGATGTAGCGGAAGAAATAGCAAAAACAGTTGAAGAACCTAAACAAATAGAATCACCAAAAGAATCATAAAATGTCACAAGTTGCTGTAAGAGTTAAAGATATTATTCTAAATATAGAACACCCTCAAGCAATTAATTTTGGGGGGTATGATGCTATAGGGACTATTTTTTTCACTAAATTAGATGATAATACACCTTTAGAACAAACATGGACAAATATAAATAACACAGCTAGACCTATTTTTTCTTTTTTAAAAAATTATCCTTTAAAAAATGAAATAGTATTAATAATGTCTTCCTATGATAAAAACATATATAATACAGGAGGTTTTACAAATTATTATTTTCCTAATTTAAATATATGGAATCACCCCCACCACAATGCTCTTCCTACTACAAAAGGAATATCTGATGATGCCTCTAAAAGAGATTATAAACAAACAGAAAATGGATTAGCAGTAAGACAAATAGAGGATGAGGGCACAAATATAGATTTAGGAGATTATTTTAAAGAACAAACAAAAATTAAACCTCTTTTACCTTATGAAGGGGATACTATAATAGAGGGTAGATTTGGAAATTCAATTCGTTTTGGTTCTACTAATATAGGTGAAAGTATATTAGAAGAAAATAAAAATAGATGGAGCGATAATAGTACAGTAGGAGATCCTATATTAATTATTAGAAATGGTCAATTGGAAGAAACAGATGGTAAAGGATGGGTACATTCTATAGAAGATATAGATGATGATGCATCTAGTATATATTTAACATCTAATCAAAAACTAGATAAATTTATACCTGCTTCTATTTACCAAAAATCTTTTGGAGCTAATTTAAAACAATCTGAAAATATAAATACTTTACTAACAGATCCACCTTTAAATATTATAAGTGAACCTGAAATAGAAGAACAAGAAATATCAGATGAAGAAGAACCAATATTAAATTCCCCACCACCAGTTGTTAAAGAAGAAATACTTGAAGAAGAAATAGTATCAGAAAATGTAGCGTATTATGATGTGGCTCCTTCAGATAATAATGTAATAGATCAAAATACAGAAGTACAATTAGATGAAAAATCAATAAAATCAATAGCTGATTATAATATAACATCTGAAGAATTAAATAAACCTTTAGGATCTTTTTTTATGGAACCTATTCCAGCTATTTTAGACCAAACAGATTTAGAACAATATACCCCTTAAAATTATGGCAACTTTTTTTTCCTTAAAACAATGTATATATTCTTCAACTTTAGATAAAAATAGTATTTTTTATTGTGGAGATGAAGAAGCTGAATTAATAGGAGGCAATGTTCCTGGGGATGATTATACACCAGACAGACCTGATTTAGAACAAGAGACTATTATTACAAATATAAATAATCTTATGAATAAATGTATTAATCCTATAAAAACACAATATCCTGATGTAGTTATAACTTCAGTTTATAGGAGTAAAGCTTTAAATAAATATATAGGTGGGGTTGATGAAAGTCAACACATGTATGGATATGCTTCTGATTTAGTAAGTATTAAAAATTTTAAATCATATGAAATATTTAATTGGGTTATTGACCAAAATATAGATTTTGATCAAATGATTTGGGAATTCCCTGAAAAAGGTAATGGAATAAATGGATCTTGGGTTCATATATCTTACAAAAGTAATAATAATAGAAAAAAAACATCATTAGCTTCTAAATCATCTACTTTACATAAAAAATATGGAGGAGTTCAAATAGGAGAATATCAACATGATATAAAAAGAGCATATCCTGAATATATAATGGAAGAATCTGAAAATGTAGAACCTCCTGTATCTAAACATCCTAATGCTATATATGTAAGAGGTAAATATGGTTTTTATTTTAAAAGTGGAGGTTTTAAATCTTATGCTTATACAATAGATGAAGAAGGAGTTGAAAGTCCTCCAGGACCAGGAGTAACAAATCAAAATCAATCACTTGCAATCCGATTAGTAGAAAAAGATATATTTGGTGATGCTCAATATACTTATTAAAAATGACTTATAAACCAGACGCCCCAGAAATATATCAAGGAAAACAAGTAATAATAAACTCAGACAGATTATTATTTAATGCTAAAGATGATGCTATTCTTTTATTTTCTAATAAAGCAATAGGGTTTAGTACTAATGGTAGTATTCATTTTGATACTAGTGATAAAAAAGATGGAGACAATGCAAGTAAAGTAGTAATAAATTCTCCTAATATTTATTTAGGATTAAAAAGAGAATATGGAGAAGATATATTACCTACAGAACCAGCAGTATTAGGAGATTATTTAGGAGATATTTGGTTATTAGATTTATTAGAATGTTTTGAAGGATTAATTGATGATTTAGTTACAAAAGTTGCATTTATTACAACAGCTCCTGGAGCTCCAACAGGTCCTAATCCTTCAAATAAAACAATGTTATCATTAAGAAAACAACAAATAGAAGATTTGAAAGATAATATTCAAAATTTTAAGAGTAAAATAACTAAAATAGCGTAAGATGTCATCAACTACAATAAGAAATCTAATAAATAGTCAAATAGACAAACAGCTTTATAAAGTTAAAGGAGATTTAAGAAATCAAGGTACAAAACAAGTTCAAAAAGTAAAAGAAAAACTTCCTAATAAAGACGAACTTAAAGATAAATTTATATCTGATGCTTGTGATATTAAATCTCAAGCAAAAGTAACAAAAACATATGAAAAACTTATTAAACTTTTAGATAATTTACAAAAAATTCCTCAAAAAGGATTAGAAAAAACTCAAAATTTAGATAAAAAATTAAAAAAAATAAGAGATAAAATAATACCTAAAATAAGAAAAATATTAGAAATAATACAAGATATTTTAGTACCAGCTTTATTAATAGTAGTAATAGCGGCAGAAATAGCATTAGCAACATCTTCAGGTCCTTTTGCTAATGGAAAAGTTATTGATTTTATGGGAGAGAAAAAAAGATTAATTCTTGGTAAAATAAAAGAATATGCAAAATTAGCACTAACAATAGTAGCAACTTTACCAACAATACTAAAAGCAATAGAAAAATTATTTAGCATTATGGAAGTAGTCATTGCTGCGATTAAAGGCCTAATAGCAGTAATAACTAAATTAAGGGATTTCGCTATATTTTTATATAGAAATTATATTAAAAAATGTAATGTATCTAATCAATCACCAGTGGATAACGAAGGAAATATAAACACTGACTTATTAGATGAACAAATTCAAATATCAATAGATAAAGCAGCACAAGGAACATTAACCTCCTTAGATACAACAGATATACGAGATAAAATGACTATATTATATAATGATCTTTTAACAGATTTAGAAATAGAAGGAAAAACAAAAATAATAGAAAGGTTAATAAGAACAGAAGATGATCTTCAAACAAGCTATGAAGTAAAAACTGTACCATTACCTTAAAAAATTTTATATTTATTAATAAACACAATTAACAATGAAAGCAAAAACTTTTGAAAATCTAATTAGAAAAGTAGTTAGAGAAGAAATCGATTATGCATTACGCAGAGAAATTAAATCACTTAAAGAAGATTTACGTGATGAATTAAAACCAACAATAGTAGAACACACTGAAAGAATGGTTGAAGTTCCAAAAACAGTAAAAAATTCTTTAAAACAAAAAATTATGGGTACAAATCCTATAATTAAAAAAGAAACACCAAACTTAAATTACACAAAAGATGCATCTTTAAATGCATTATTAAATGAAACAGCAATGGGTGATACAAATGTAGAATCTGGAAATGCTCCTGTAAATTTATCACAACCATTTTCAACAGGAGCTCCCTTACCAATGGACACAGCTGGTATGCCTGATTCAGTAGCAAACGCAGTTACAAGAGATTATAGTGGTTTAATGAAAGCAATAGATAAGAAAAAAGGAAGATAATAAATGCCCATAATAAATTCTACAAGAAGAATAAGTCCATTAGATATTAACAAAAATGTTAGTATTGGGGTTGCTTTTCCTTTAGATGATAATAATATGTTTAAGGGAACTCAAACCTTAAAAGAACAAGTAAAATCTAATTTATTAAATGTTTTATTAACCCAACCAGGTGAAAGAGTAAATGAACCCAATTTTGGAGTAGGATTAAAACATTATTTATTTGAACCAAATGTAGATATAGATTCTTTAAATACATTAATAAATGCACAAATAAATTTTTACATACCTGAAATATCATTAATAGACACAGATATTAATTTTTTAGAAGATGAACATTTATTATTTATAAAAATAACATATAGTATTAATTCAGATAATACTGTAGATGCAATACAACTTAATTTTAACCAATAATGGCTTACAATAAAATATCAAATAAAACACAAGATAAGGACGTTAAATATTTGAGTAAAGATTATAATTCTTACAAAAACCAATTAATGGATTTTGCAGAAATATATTTTCCAAATAATTTTAATGATTTTAGTGAAGGAAATCCAGGAATGATGTTTCTTGAAATGGCATCTTATGTAGGAGATGTGTTATCTTTTTACACAGACACACAATTAAGAGAATGTTTCTTATTATTAGCACAAGAAAAAGAAAATTTATATAATTTATCTTATGCATTAGGATATAAACCTAAAGTAACATCAGCTGCATCTGTTGATTTAGAGTTATTTCAATTAGTTCCTTCTATAAATAAATCAGGAGAATATTTACCGGATTATAGTTTTACTTTAAATATAGAAGCAGGATCTACTTTTAATTCAACTGAGGGTTCTCAATTTTACACAACAGACGATGTAAGATTTGGTTTTTCTTCTTCTTTTGACCCTACAGTAACAAGCATATATCAGTTTGATTCATCAAATAATCCTGAATATTATTTATTAAAAAAGAAAGTAAAATCAATATCAGGAACTAAAAAAACAAAAACATTTACTATAGGTAGTGCTGAACAATTTAAAACATTAAGTTTATTTGATAAAGATATAATATCAATAGAATCAATAGTAGATTCAGATGGAAATAATTGGACAGAAGTTCCTTATTTAGCTCAAGATACTATATTTGAACAATTAAAAAATAATGCAGCTAATGATCCTGATTTACATCAATTTAATCAACAAACACCTTTTCTTTTAAAAATTAAAAAAACACCAAAAAGATTTGTAACACGTTTTAAACAAGATAATACGTTAGAAATTCAATTTGGACCTGGATCAACTGACAATTCAGATTCAGCAATAATACCAGATCCTAATAATATAGGTTTAGGAATTAATGATGGAAGAAGTAAATTAGATGTAGCATATGATCCTTCAAATTTCTTATATACTAAAGCTTATGGAGAAACACCTACAAATACAACACTAACAATCACTTACATTGTAGGAGGAGGATTAAATTCAAATGTTAACGCAAATACTATAACAGAAATAGAAACTATTTTATCTTCAAACAGAATTGGTTTAAATAGAGGAATGTTAAATTTTGTAAAAAGTTCAGTAGCAGTTAATAATGTAGAAGCAGCAAGAGGAGGGGGATCAGGAGAAACTATAGAAGAAATAAGACAAAATGCAATGGCTAATTTTGCAGCTCAACAAAGAACAGTAACTAAAGAAGATTATTTAATTAGAACTTTATCTATGCCTTCTCAATTAGGAAGAGTATCTAAAGCTTATATAACTCAAGATGATCAATTATCACCACTTACAACAGAGCCTAATCGTATTCCAAATCCACTAGCTTTAAATTTATATACTTTAGGATATGATAATAATAAAAATTTAACAAATCTTAATACAGCTACAAAAACTAATTTATCAACATATCTTGAACAATTTAGAATGCTAACAGATGCAATTAATATTAAAAATGCATTTGTAATTAATTTTTCTCTTGATTTTGAAATAACTTCTTTTAAAAATTATAATAATAATGAAGTAATTTTAAATTGTATTAATGAATTAAAAGACTACTTTAATATTGATAACTGGCAAGTAAACCAACCTATTATAATATCTGAAATAGAAAATTTAATAGCAGGAGTAATTGGAGTTCAAACAGTAGAAAAAGTAGAACTTATAAATAAAAATGGAGCATCATTAGGTTATTCACAATACAAATATGATTTTATGGGAGCTACTAAAAAAGGAGTAATATATCCTTCATTAGACCCAAGTATTTTCGAACTAAAATATCCAAACTCAGACATTAATGGTCGAGTAATAATTTATTAAAAATGGCATACTACTCAATATTTCCAGAAATAGACTCAACAATATACAGTCACCCAGACAGAACCTTTATGAATGCAGGTAAAGATGAAATCTTAGAACTTGTAAAAGAAAGAGGAACTACTAATTCAAGACATTATCCTTCAAGAATTCTTATTAAATTTAAAAATGATGAAATAAAATCCATAATTTCAGATACAATTGGTTCTGCAAAGTTTAATGATGGAACAACAAAAGCAAATCTTCAACTAACAACTGTACAACCACAAACTTTAACTACTATTCTTAATGTAGAAGCATTTGCTGTGTCTCAATCATGGCATGAAGGATCAGGTAGATATTCAAATTTACCTACAAGTTCTAATGGTGTTACATGGAAATATAGAGATAATAGTGTAACTCAATCACCATGGCCAACATCAAGTTTTCAAGCTGGAACCACAGGATCAATTATATCAGGAAGTGGATTAGAAAAAGGAGGAGGAAGTTGGTACACAGGTAGTTTATTTCAAGGTTCTCAACAATTTTTAAATAGCGATAGTTTAGATATTGACATGGATGTAACTTCAATAGTACAAAAACATTCAGCAAGTTTATTTGCAGGAGATACTTACCCAACAGGTGTAACTAATAATGGTTTTATTGTAAAACACCCAGATTCAGTAGAAGAAAATACATCAAGTAGTTTTGGTGAGATGCAATATTTTTCAGTTGACACTCACACAATATATCCTCCAAAACTATGTTTTAAATGGGATGATAGTGCACACACTAAACAATCTGTATCTAAAAAAAGTGGAAGTTTAAATGTAACTTTATATAAAAATAAACAAGAGTTTAATCAAAATGATGAAGCACTATTAAGAATTCATGTTAGAGATAAATACCCAAATAGAACATTTTCAACAACATCAAATTATTTAAATGTAGGATATTTTACAACATCATCTTTTTATAGTATAAGAGATGCTTACACTGAAGAAGAAGTTATCCCTTTTGATGATAACTTTACAAAAATGAGTGCTGATTCAGAAGGAATGTATTTTAAATTATATATGAAAGGTTTACAACCAGAAAGATATTATCGTATTTTATTTAAACATAAAAATAATGATGGTACTACTATATATGATGATGATTATCATTTTAAAGTAGTTAGATAATGGCTACTAAATCTAAAAATATAAGTCTTAAATCCAAATTTCAAGATAATACACCTAATTTATATACTAAGCAAGATTTAAAAAATGATAAGTTATCTAAGATAAAAGTATCTCTTCAAAAATCTAAAATAAAAAATAAAAAAGCAATAATTAGTTTAAATAAAAAAGTTTATAAAAATAAACAAACAACTGACTTTATAAATACTTCTTTTTCTGAACTTATAAAATCTAATCCTAATTATACTATACCTAAATTTTTTGAAGTTTATGAAAATTTATTTTATGATATTCCTAAAAAGGGAGAAAAATCTCATAATTCTTTAATTGTACAAAGTCAAGAATATATAAATGATTACAATGATCCTAAAGAATCTATAATAGAAAAATTATTAGAAGATTTAGAAAAAAAAGATGAAGAACTAAATTTAAAACAAAATCCAGAACCTAAAGAAAATGTATTTTACCCTAATGGTACTTTTTTACGCACACATGGATGGAATGCTGAAGTAGTAGAAGGAGTTCCTCAAGGTCTTCCTATTTGGGTTATGCAAGAAGGATTAAAAAGAGAATTTAAAAGTTATGATGTATATAAAATAGTTAAAAGAGCTCTTGGTTTTACTAATATGACTTATGATACAGACAAACAAGAACTTTTAGGAGATAAAGATATTGATATAGTAGAATTATTACACGTAAATGATTTAAATGCAATACCTACAGGAAAAGACATAACTTCAGATGTTGATCTTAATGTACCATCAGGTCCAGATAGAGAAATAGACACATCATTAGCTAATATATTAGATTATTTTGCTGCAGATGTAACTTGTTTAGAATCCCCATTAGATATAAATTCTGATGTTTCATCATATGATGCATGTTTATTAAGATATTGGACACTTGATGGTACTAGAACTACTTCTCGAAGAATAGAATCAGGAGAAACACAAAGAGTATATTGGAGAAAAGATAATCCATCTTTTGACATAACTGATAGAACATTAGGTCTTAATTCTTTAATTTTACAACAACAAATATCAGGAGAAAATGATGGTTTATTTGAAAAAGTAGGATTATTAGAATTCGAATATATCCACCCTGTAGGAAAACCAACAGAAGTATTTAATTATGAAGAACAAGTTAACAGTACATCTTCAGATTTAATAGGTGGGTGTACAGACCCAACAGCTTTTAATTATAATTCAAATGCATCATTTGATGATGATTCTTGTGTACCAGTAATATATGGTTGTGCTGAGGAGGGTTATGCTAATTCTAATCCTGAAGCCAATACAGATGATGGTTCATGTTATGGAATCGGTTAAATAAATAATTACTATGGAAACATTAAATTTAACTAAAACTATTTATGGAGCTACAAAAGTTCAAGATTCTTTAGACAAAGAATTTGTAGAATTTGTACCTAAACCTTACACAATAGATGATTTATTTAATATGTATGATTTGTTGTTTTATGATATAATAAAAGAAGGTAAAAGTAATACCCATTTTAATATAGTACAAGAAAGTATAAGATATGCTGGTTATCCTATAAATCCAAAAGATTTAGATATTCAAGAATTACGATCACAAATACAACAAATAAATGAGGATATATGGTCTATAGAAAATGAACATCCCTTTTTTAAAAATGGATCAGTTTTAGAAAATAATGGAAACATGTATTATATGCATTCAGGAAGAAGAAGACAAATAAATAATAGAGAAGCTTTACAACTTATTAAAAGAAGATCAGGTAAAAAAGGCATACCTGATGATGATTTTGTAATTTTAGTAAGCCAATCTTGTATAGGGGGTATATTAGCAGGTCCTCCTATTGATGAAATAAAAGACTTAAATGTAGATTTAATGTCAATAAATAGATTTGATGAAAGACAATTTGATGATTAGAAAATAACCCTTATGGCTCAAATATTAGACATATCCTCCACACAATTATTAGAACTTGATTCTATTAATTCAAAAGTAATTGTAAAAACTTTTGGAAGAAAAGAAGACGTAGTAGAATTACATATCTATGATATTAATGATAATCTT